GTATTCCTTGTCAGGGCAATGCTTATGACTGCGACTGGTACAAAGTTTGAGCTATTGGATTTTGATAGACAGTATGACGGTATAGGTTCTGGAGTTGCAAAGATTGGTAGAACAGAAGGTGACACTTATTACAAGAAATTCAAGCTAGTTCTTTCTAGTAGCGCAAACTCAAGATGGAATGATGGAGGATATTCAGGAATAAGAATATTTACTGCATCACTTAACCCAGATGATGACTATTATGTAGGAAAGATTCTCAACACTGATCCGGGTAGATTTCAATATGAAGAGCACTTACTTTATGGAGACTTTTCTGTAGAGGATGAGATTGCAACACTTGATGTAGCATCGGAAGCTGGATCAGTATTTCCTCCCGCAGTTGCACTTCTTTCGGGTTCAGCTGATACTGTATCGGGTGGTGTTTCAACAGATGTATTTAGAAATCTTTTTGGAAGATTTGATACCAGATACAGCGGAGCAAAGACAACAAAATTTATCTCACAGCCATATGGAAAGACTGAATTCGATCTTTTCCACTTCGAGACGATCGCAGATGGTCAGGAGATGGGAACCAAGTATAAGGTTTCAATCACAACTTTAAGAAAATCATCGGATCCGGCGAATCCACATGGAAGTTTTACAGTAGAGGTGAGAGCATTTGATGACTCAGATACAGCTACTCAAATACTTGAGCAGTACCCTCAGTGCACGCTAGATCCAAATGATGATGATTTTGTTGCAAGAAAGATTGGTGATCTTAAGGTCGTCTTTGACTTCGACGCAGAGGCTAAGAAAGAGAGGCGCTTTGTTGTAGCTGGTAAGTATCCAAATGTCTCATCTCGTGTAAGAATTGTAATGAGCACAGCGATGAATAGAGGAGAGGTTCCTAAGGATGCACTTCCTTTTGGGTTCAGAGGTCTCCCAGTTCTTAAGACAAGTGATACCTTGACTGACTCTAGTGTAACAGCATTGGCATTTGATGGAAAGACATATGGAGGAGCAGGAAACAGTAGAATGGGAATTGTTTACAGTCCCTCTGGAAGTGCCGCGGGAAATTATGAAACGTTTGGTGCAGTTTCCGGTCTCTCAGGATCAATTCTTCCGCCCGTCCCAATGAGATACAAGACAACGAGAGGAAAGACAGCTACGTCTGGTTTTGCAGGAAGTCCAGGTAATGATGAATTAACAGATTCAAGATATTACTGGGGAATTAACACGTGTAGGATACCCAAGACAGCGTCTCTATCACTGCCAGCATTGAATCCTAATGCTTCGTCTGAGGTTAGCACGCTAGTTAGCACTTACACCAAATTTCTTGGAATATCAAAGCTAGGTACTCTAACAACAGGATCAGCTAATGACGTATTTTGTAATAACAAATTTACGCTGTCCAAGGTCGCTCTCTCTGCTAATAAGCAGACAGAAGCCACAACGGTACTCAGCACCGTCATGTCATATCTAACAGGAACAGCCAAGGAGCACATGCTAGAGACAGTTTACATCAGAAATGGTGTCAACCTTGTAGATAATGGATATACTATTTCCGATTCTTCAAAGAATTTTAGGCTAACGTTTTCAACTCTTCTATCAGCTCTTACAACCTCTATTTACTTCAATAGATTTACAGATTACACCAAGTTTACAAATGTCATGTATGGTGGATTTGATGGTGTTAATATTCTTGATAAGGATATGGCAGCACTTAATGATAGGTCAACATCTACTGATACTAGAGGAAAGGCAAACGGAACTCTTGATATTGGTCTAAGCAGCGATGGAACATCAATAGGTGCAACAGAGGCATATCCTGCTGGAATTGGTAACTATAACAACGGAATCTTCTCATATAATACAGCTATAGAGATTATGACAGATCCATTTGTAACAAGAATTAATATTCTTGCAATACCTGGAATAAGAGATCCTTATGTTACCGATCATGCTGCTCTGAGGATTAAGGAGTACTCCAAGGCGTTTTACGTAATGGATCTTCCTAACTATGACGATGACAGTAATAGAATATTTTTAAGTGATGGAAATAGACCCGATGTTGAAAAGACAAGGGAGAAATTCTCATCAAGAGCTGTTAATAACAATTATTCTGCGACGTATTTTCCAGATGTAACAATTCAGGATGACGTTAATGATATGAAGGTAACAGTTCCTGCTTCAATTGCAGTAATGGCAGCACTTGGATTTAATGATTCAGTATCATATCCGTGGTTCGCACCTGCAGGTTTTAATCGTGCAGCTCTGTCGATGGTGACAAATGCCACGACTAGACTCACAAAGGCAGACAGGGATGATCTTTATGATGATAGAATTAATCCAATTGCATCATTTCCAAATGCAGGCTTTGTAATATTCGGACAGAAGACACTGCAGCAGGCAAAGAGTGCACTAGATAGGGTTAATGTTAGAAGAATGCTTCTTGAGGTCAAGCGGCTTGTTGTAGATGTCGCCAACAAGCTTCTCTTTGAGCAAAATACACCGGCAATGAGAGCAAGATTTGTCGCACAAACGACACCACTCTTAGCTCTAGTTCAAAGCAACCAAGGAATTGAAAAGTTCAGTGTGGTTTGTGATGAGTCAAATAATACAAACGAGGATATTGAGAACAATAAAATGAATGGCAGGATCGTTCTAGTTCCCACTAGAGCAGTTGAATTTATAGCAATTGACTTTATAATCACAAATGCTGGTGTAAGTTTCGAATAAGGCATAATTATTGATGAATGTGGAGAGTTTAAAGCATGTCTGAAGAAGTTATTAGTAGTCCAGGCGTAACAACAACTGAGATAGATCTTTCGGGTCCTACTTTAGCGACTCCGGTAGGAGTTCCTGCGGGAGTTATTGGAACATCCCTTGAGGGACCCGCCTTTGTTCCTCTTACTGTTGCATCAATTTCTGACTTTATGTCTGTTTTTGGTCCAACTGATGGAGAAAAATTTGGTCCACTTGCAGTAAATGAGTGGCTTAAAAAGGCTCAAGCACTCACATACGTGAGAGTTCTCGGCGCCGGAGATGGAAAGAAAAAGGATACATCAACAGGAAAGGTAACGAATGCGGGATTTCTCGTAGGAGACAAGATAGTCCAAGATAATGGACTCGTATCAAATAATACATACGCAAATCATCAGACATCGTCACAGACAGCAGGAAGAACTTACTTCCTCGGTTGTTTGATGAAGGATGCAACAAATTCTACACTTTTAACAGATGCAGGAATTCAGACAACATCTACTAGTGGATCAGCAGTTATAAGAGGGATTCTATTTGCACCAAGAGGTGTTCACCCGACACTATCTGGAAACTATACTGGAAATAGCTCTGAACCGGCTTCGACATTAATAGCATCCGCATCTGCAGGCAACAATAAAGAAGGCGGCTATAATCCAGATGCACAAAGAATGAAAGGTGCAATGACCGGTGCAGTAGAGATAAGCTCAGGGCAATTTACTCTACTTCTTAATGGTCACATTGGAAATGATCCCAGCTCACCTCGTGTAATAACAGCATCGTTTGATCTTAATGGCGGAAATTATTTTGGAGATGTTTTAAATACCGATCCTTATAAGGTAGAGGAAAAGGGACACTATCTCTATGTACACTATGATATTCATTCATCAATGGCTGCTGTCACAGGTGCAGGAAATATTCAGCCTGCTCTTCCTTTAGGGCTAGGTCAGGCTAAGACATACGAACCTATAGGATTTCTATTGACCGGTGCACAAGCACGAGATACATCTACGTCCACAGCACCCAATTACGAGTCATTTCAGACACGATTTAAGGCAGCCAAAGCTCCTTATGTTATATCACAAAAGTTTGGTGGATCTCCATCTGATCTCTTTAGAGTTGTACTGACTGACGACGGGGAATATGCAACCACAAAGGTGAAGGTTTCAATTGAGAACATAACACCCTCAACATCAGATACAAACCTGTATGGTTCGTTTGATCTCATAGTTAGAAAGTTTAGTGATACTGACGAGGAGAGAGGCGTAATTGAACAATATCGTGGCGTTAATCTTGATCCAACATCCACTCGCTTCGTTGCCAGGGTGGTAGGTGATCAGGCGATGTACTTTGACTTTGATAAAGGCACGGCATCACAAAAGGTCGTTGTCGAAGGAAACTATTCTGTAAATTCAAACTATATTAGAGTTAAGCAGTCAGCTGGCCTACTTGCTGGCGAGGTTCCGGACAACGCTCTTCCAATGGGATATCGCGGACCAAGACATCTAGTTACATCTGGATCAGCTCCGCTTACTAATGTAATGCCTGTGTCCTCCAGCGCAGCTTTTTCACTCACCGGAACTTGCCTTTCACAACACTCTTGGGATGTTTATAAGAGAGCAGTTGAACCGCCTATCCCAATGAGAGAGAGCGTCTCAATTGGCACGGCACCAACACTATCTACAAATTCTTCTCTATACTGGGGCTCACAGTGGACCCTAAAGACAGATCCGCTACAAACAAATCTTGCAGGTCTACAAAATCAATCAATGAAGAGTTTTTCAAAATTCTTCCCAATGTTTCATCCCACAAGTAGAAACTTTCAGGTGGGTAACAACGCTGGAGCTGCTGATAGCGGCGGAACAGTTCTTGACTCTGATAAATTTAATAATAATAAATTCTCACTTGAGAACGTATCTGTGAGAACAGGATCAGACACATACGCAGATCCGCTAGAGTGGGTATCAGCATCATACACAAGAAACGGTGTCA